CTCGCATTCTCTTCGGCCTTAGCCTGTGCCTGTTTTTTACCAAGCATCTGGTCTGCGGCATCTGCAATCGCGCTACTGAGACGTTGTTCAATATCCTGCGGCAATGGTTGATCTGATGGAGGTAATTGTACGCCAAGCTCCTCTTCAACCTGCCGTCTAAATATGAACGCCAAGTGTTCACGAATATGTGCATCAAGCGCACTAGACACAGCCTGACCAGCAGGACTGTTCTGAACTTCTTGTGCCATATTCGGGTCATTCTTAAGAACCATGTGGACACGCATATGTGCCTCATGGTCCTGATATTCGTATGCCTTGACCGGAGACATCGTGAGAATATCCTGATTCTCACTGACCGGATCTTTCGCCATAGCGTCATCTTCGGAGGGCACGACCTCTTCGGCATTTGGAATGCCTATGAGTTCCATCATCTGCCTATGCAGAAGTGGAAGATCATACATATTCGGTGCCTGCGCTGCTAATTGCAGGGCGGCTTGATATTGCATGATCCTTTGTGCCATAGTGGACGCATTGGGGTCCGACACAGGAATAACGTCAATACGATCATCAAAATCTTCAACCTTGATACTCTCTCCTTCATCTGTTTCGTAGGGATACTCAGGCTCCGTAAAGTCGCGTATAATCCTAGCTAAGATCTTATATTCCTTCTTAAGACTTGCATGGATTCTCGCCTGAATCGCGGACTGCACTTTCATGGCCCGCTCCATAATTGCGAGCGTTGTACCGACAGGTGCCTCCTGATTCATGTCCGCTACTTTAAGATCCGCCATGGAAGCGAACCGCCTGCCTTCTTCAACCATATTGAGCAAGAGCTGATAAAGGACCGAAGAAGGTTCTTTGTAAGGAAGGAAGGTGATGTTATCCCGAATAACGCCACCGGGAACATCGACATCCCTGAATTCTCCCGGCATGATAGGCGTGTCGTCACCCTTGATTCTGAGTCCACGGGTCTTTAAGCCCCCCGGCAGATTGGAAAGTGTACCTGCATCTACGAGTTGCCTAAGCAAGCTGGTAGCAGATTTGGCCAATCCACCAATCATGTGGATCAATCCAAGGTTGTAGAACCCGATACCGGGAACATATCCGTAGTGAACAAAATGCTCCCTTTTGATTCTGTGCGGATCTGATTCATCCCAGTTGCGGTATATGGACAGAATTGTTGAAGTTCCCTTGTCGATAGTTACCACATAGGGAAGCGCAACCCCATCCGGGTCTTCATATCCGGGAAGATCCAGATCAACATGCATTTCCAGAAGAGTGTGCCTCTCGTCATTGTCCCAAGACGGCCTCACTCCTCCGATCTCATTAAGCTTATCGGTGACCGGACTATCTTCGACCTGAGAGGAAGCGAGATCGACATCCACATAGAACCCACTGACCTGAAGCTTTCTGACCTGATTGGTGCTACGCTTCATCACATGGGTATAGCGTTCGGCTTGATCCAGTTCGGATTCGTTATACGCAACGACAAAATCCTCCGCTGGAACAAACATCGAAGTGGGTCTGCCCAGAGAAGGATCAAAATAGATTTTTCTGAATGCCGAACCTGCTAGTGGAAGGCTGAAGAGAAGCTTCTCCGTCTCTCCACGGTATTCAGTCATGATTTCCAGAAGCTGGAAGTTCATATAGTCCTGAACACGCCGCGCCTGTTTTTCTCTTTCAGGTGTTATCATACCCCAGACATGGGTTTTAACCGGACCCTTGGCTGGCATAACCTCCTGAATTGTTTGGCTTTGGAATCTGACTACAGCTTCAGAGAGCATAGGATGGAATACGCCACAAGCTCCGGCCCACGGAGTAGTACGGTCTTCGATCTCCAGACCTAGCTGGTCAAGACCTTCCTCGTATGTCTGCTCCCAGTCGCCCCGGCTGGACTTATCGGAATTAAACTTTGAAACAAGATCCAAGGCAATCGTGCGAAGCTCGTCTTCATCTATGAACTCTGCAAGATTTGAATCGAATGCTCCCTGCTCAGATCCAAGATCAGCCAGCGGATCAAAATCAATTTCGATTCCACCGTCTGCCAGTTCGGTAATTAGAGACTCTCCGGGGAGTGTCTCCTGTTCCTCTTCAACGACAACAAGACCTCCCGGTCCCATATCGAAGTCATCTTGGTTGAGTATTCCGTTGAGTGGCTTCTCTATAGCCATATGAATAAATCGTTCCCATTAGAAGAACCCGGACCGGGGACGGAATCCCGCTAAAAACTCTCCCCCAGCCCGGGCACCGATTCACCCCTTACAGGAGGTTTTCTAGTGTGCCGAACACTATTCTTTATAATGTGTGTACATTGCCAAGCAAGTCAATAGTAGTTTGCTTTTCTTATGGGCATCGGGTCATCCCAAGGAAAGTCGGACGGCAGGGCTAGGAATCCGCCCTGACGAAACCTGAGCAGTGCCTGCGTAGAAGCATCGACAAGATCATCATGATCACCATTAGGAAATGCGGCAAACTGTTCGATAACCTCTTCGGCCCATCTCGTTGGGGGTGCCCACACATTCCCGCTGAAGAAAATATCGGCTACGGAGTTCACTCTGGCAATCTTATCCTTGCCACGCCCCGGAGTATATTCGGATACGGGTATGCCCACTCTGCGTAATTCAAAGATGAGAGGAGTCCCAGCCGCCTTCGCTTCCACGATAAACGCATCCGGGTCATACTGTTTGTACAATTGGTATGCCCGTGACTTCAAATCGGGAAACTCCATCCTCTCCTGAAACGCATCCAGCAGAATAATATTGGCATCCCCGTCCTCTCCATAGAAAACACCCCATGTAGTGCAGGCACTGTAGTCGGCAGTTTCCTTTGCAAGAAAGGCGGTATCCCAAGATTGAATCACGAATTCACAGACTGGAGGCTTTTTTCCATCCCACTCTTTCCACCACTCCCGTTTGATGATCGCGCCTTCTTCGGAAGAGGGGTCCTGCTGATACTGGGCACTCCATTTGGAGGCGGGCAGTTCCGCCTTAAGCACTTCAAGCTGCTCCAGTGGCCAGAATCCGGGCCACAGAGGCTTGCCGCTTGGAAGAATCGCGGGAAGTTCGATGACTTCCCACTCATCGGAACCGCCTCTTTCAATAGATGCCTTAACGATACTGCCCGTTAAATCCTTCTTCGACCAACGAGTCATGACCAGACAGATGGCACCACCCGGCTGCAATCTCTGCCGGGGACCCGAAGTATACCATTCGTAGGTGCGGTCATATACGGAAGGATCGTTCTGGGCAGCTTCCTGTTCTGAATGCGGATCATCCACGATCAGGATATCCGCACCCTTACCCGTTACGGCACCACCTACCCCGATAGCGAAGTAGTCGCCCTTGTGGTTCGTATTCCAACGACCAGCCGCTTTCGAGTCCGTACTCAGGGATACATCGGGAAATATCTCCTGATAGTCTCTTGACCCTACAAGGTTACGAACCTTACGACCGAATCCCACAGCAAGTTCTGCGGTGTGTGCAGTCTGAATTACTTTACGATCTGGAAACTTACCGAGATACCAAGCCGGAAAAAGGTGTGATGCGAATTCAGATTTTGTATGACGGGGGGGCATGTTGATGATGAGGCGTTTGAGATCGCCCTCCGCGATCCGATTGAATGCATCTGCCATGATGCGATGGTGCCCACCCTCAATGAATGCTGGCCATACCATTTTGACAAACTCAAGAAAATCTCCTATACCAAGGTTCCTACTCCGGGTATTCTCCAATTCACTAAAAAGACTTGCAAAATCTTTTCTATGAACTAGAGGAAGGCTTGTAATTTTTTTGAGATGTGTACTTATCGCCATAACATTCCCTGTTGAAGGATTCGTTACCCCACCAACAATCATTAACACTATAGGTAGCACAAGATGCAAGTGCCACCAAAAAGAGTAAGGTTAATTTTTTTCTATTGGCCATAGTATATATATACTATACTAGATTCTATCTAGATTAGATTAATCTAGCTAGATAAAGTATACTCTAAATCATATAATCTATTTTACGGTTTAGTCTATGTCTCCACGAAAAAACAGACCTTCTGACGATTCTTCTCAAGATTCCGTAAAAAATATTTTCGATAGATACGAAATCTCGACAGATGACAGACAGATGATAGACTGTGCAGTAAAATCATATCTGGCAGGTAGAGCAAGGGTAACCAGAGGAAAAGGCAATCTTAAACGTGCCTATTCTTCATATGAATTACAGAAACTTTACCCAGAGTACTACAGTAGGTTTAGTGAGGGAAAGCTAAAATTTTCTGGTGATACAGCATCTGATATTATTGAGGCTTACTTAAAATCAAAAAAAATACCTGTTAACGGCAAAAGATGGTTTGAATTAGCTAGGTGTGTAATCGTTATAGGTGAAGATAAGGTCCTCAATTTTTAGAATTGGATGTGCAAAACATAGCACTTGGGGGGAGCGGCGTAAAACTCCCATGGGGGGGGTCCCCCCTACTGGGGTCTGCCTTTTTCTTGGAACCCCTCAGCTACTCCGCGCAGCCTAGGCGCAGCCCGACCGAACCAATCCATACCCTCACCCATAGATGAGGCACTAACCGGCCTACTGGCAGCGATTGGCAGCGATTGGCAGAGAATCTCACTTTTCTTCAAATCCGTTAAGTCTATATATAGCAATGACTTAGCCTGCCTTAGACCCCTGAGGTGTCAACCTAATTGTTAACAAAGACTTTACAGTGTTAACGGTTTAGCAGAGTCTTATACCGTAACATCGTAGTTGAGTTTGTTGGTTGGGATTCGGATTGGTCTTCGACTCAGGGCCTTCACAAGATCCGGTACAGCCCGACACACTGGCGGAACGAGAGCCGGTGCCCCCTAGGATTATTCGACCAAAGGTAGTTTTCTCCCCGATTGATGTTCCTAGCAGCGAAGCTGAAAATATGCTTCGATCTTCAACAACAAACGTCGTTAAGGATAGCGGACTGGCACTCCGCTAGTCCGCACCTACTTTATCGGAGTGATCTGATATGGCCAAAACGGCCACCAAGCCAAAGGCTGAAAAGCCTAAGGCGAAGGAAGTGACTCGCTCTAGTCAGCAAGGCAAG